TGACTCCTGGTTTTTAGCTGTGGACTTTAGAAAGTACGACAAGTCGTTCATTACTGTTTTAAAAACTTCAGCTTATTCCCATATCATGTGGTTTTTGGAAGTGACCGCTTATACTGTCGCACAGATTTTTGTCTGTCTCAATTTGTTTAAAATGTTAATGAATACTGTGCTGATCTTACACATGGATTGTTTCCACATTTGGGATTGGCAGCACTCCGGCGATCCGTTCACTGTAGAGATAAACAGTTTGGGACAGCGAATCCTTTACAGGTACTGGTTCTTTAAGTGCGTGTCAGAGGGGGTGCCGGGAGATTTTCCGAAGTGGATTCGTCTCTGGACATACGGCGATGACGGCCTAGCGCGAGTGCGTAAGGACCCTCGGCTAAACATATTGAGTTTCGTCGAAGCGATGAAAGACTGGGGGATGGAGGCGACGTCTGCGACCAAAGGGGAGCTCCGTGCTGCCCATCGTCATGAACTGTCATTTTTGAAGCGCGAGATAGTGTTCGATGAGGATTTCGATGGTTACCGCGCGCCGCTCGAGAGGGAGTCTATCTTTAAAATGTTGTGTTGGTTTGATACTTCTAGTGCTATCACCGAGGGTACATGGGCGAGCGCAGTTACAGATAATGCTGCCGCCGAGTGGTTCCTGCACGGCAGGGAGGTGTTCGAGACTGAGACGCAGCGCCTGCTCCAGGCTTGTGAAGCTTGTGGAGTAGTGTATTCTGGCCGTTCGTGGGAGGAATATATGGAGCGCTACAGAAGTTCCACATTCACGACCTGGACCCTATGACGGGGTATCCAGGCCGTCCCGTCACGGGGACGCAAAAGATACGTGATTTTAGACGACCGGAGAGCGGCTATAGGAGTAGGTCGCAATAAACCAAACCTCCCCACTTGCGTGCGATCGCGCCCATCTCTTGCGCGAAGATGGGTGGACCGCGTACGTAAGCGAACCAGGGCTTTCGAGCCCAAGTGCTTCAAAGTGGCCGAGAAATTATGTCGTTTCCTCGGTCTCAAACTAGGACATACTGAAACACAAC